TGGATTGTTCTCATGTAATCCTCTGTGATAGCGATTTTACCCTGTAACCAGCTCTCTGTCAAGTTTTCTTTGACCGATGGGTTCTCTAAAGAATTTAGTATTGCTTGAGCATGATTAGCTATTGCTCTTAACGATCCAACACTCATTTCATAAAAATCCATCTTATATTCCATCATTTCCATTTCTGGACTTTCTTCTTCCATATCTTCTACTTTTGTAAAATCTCCCTCTTCAGATTTGGTTTGAATAGTCTGGAAATTTTTTTGTAGATTATTCAATATATCATTTACTCTATCCATTATAAGCCCCCTTATACTTGAATTGATAGGAAGTTATCAAGACCCATTTGATCGATTAGTTTTAAATATGCTTCATATAAGACTATACCGTCCTCACTACCCTGCAACAATGGAATCATCATATTAGCAGTCATTTCATCTCCAACTGCTCTAGCAGCAGAAATTGTTGCTCTTTCTGCGGTTGCTGCTTCTTTTACAGAATCTAGATTATAACGGATCATAGCAACCATATCGTGTCTAGCCCAAGACGGTGGAGTAACTACTAACGGCTGATAATCAACATCAAAAAATTCTAATCTTTTTATATTTTCAGCAGCGTGCTGGTGTTCCTGTTCTGCATCTTTTTTAAGAACTTCAGCTAATTTTTTATAGCCCCAACGATCTAAATGAACAGCCTGGGCGGTTAGGGCTGTTGCTTGTTGCCAATGAATATTTAGAGACTTTTTTAACAGCTCTATAACTTCATTATTAGAATACCCCTCTACCTCTTGAGATTCGGTTTTGGATGGATTGTCATATTTGTTTAATAAGTCTTCTATATCGCCCATATTTTCTCCTTACCAGCTTTTGCAGGCCCAATAGCGAGCCTTCCATTTCGGACCTGGATTATCACAGTTGTGTCTTGCTCTAAAACTTTTGCGACGTTCTGGAATATTCTTTTTAATTTTCATGTTGGGGTCGCCAAAATTAACTTTTACAACATTCCCACTTTCATTTTTAACATAAACACTAAATTTCTTTGGACCATCCGGAGTTCTAAATGGTTTATTTAATGTTACTTTTTTACCATTTTTCTCTGCTGCAATAACTTTTCCATCTTCGTCATAGATTTCTGATGCCTCAATTTCCCAAACAAATTCATCCCATTCATCATCCCAGTCACAATTACTTGCTAAAAGATTATCATGAACTTCTTCTATAAGTGAGCCTTTACCCTTTTTAGTTTGGCTAAGGCAAATAGCAATCCTTTGTTTAGTTTCTGGATATTCTTTTTTCATTGTTTCGTTGCTCATGCAACGAGAAACAAAATTTTGTCTATCTTCATTTGGTTTTTTTGATGGGATTGGCATCGCATAACTCCGAGTAAATGATATTGGCCGTATTATTCCATGTATACTTTTTAGCAGTTTCTAGACCATTTAAATTTGATCTAATACCTTTTGAATACACCTCTCTCATATGATTAACTAATTGTTCGAATTGATTTTTACCTAAATCGGCCCATTCACCAAAGCCATTAAACCATTTCCCATCATTAGCAACAGATAATTTATCTATTTCTACAAGATAGCTATTGTCTTTTGTGCAATATTCTGTGTGTGCAGAATAATTAGTGGTTATAATAGGCTTGTTCATAGCCATGACTTCTAATATTTCATTATTCCATCCTTCTGCTCTGGCTGGAAAAACTCCACAGTCAGCAAGGGCAATAACATCCGCCAATTGAGTATGAGTAGCCACTCTATCTACAATTTTAATTTTATTGCCAAGTTTACTATTTTTATATAAATTCTGCCAAATTTTGTTTTCCTGATCTGTTAAAAATATATTGTGGTTCATCATCCATAGTTCTACATTATCTTTATCAGTAAAAGCTGCATTAAAAGCTTCTACAAGTATATCATGACCTTTTCTAAGTTCCCATTTACCAATATTTATAAAAGTAAAATTAGGATTTGGATTTCTAAGAACTGGTTTAAATATTGAAGTATCAACCGCTAATGGACTAACAACAATTTTAGCTTTAACTCCATTATCTTCTAAAACTTTTTTTGCCCACTCTGATGCCACAAACGTTACATCAGTATTATTCATCTGAACTACTTCTGGTTGTCTTAATTTATTGAGTTCAAAAAATACTAATGCTCCATATTTGCCATTACCAATTCTATTGGCTAAATCCCATTGATGCCAAATTTTCAAACATGGATTCTTTTGATTCCAATTAAGAATAGTATCTTCAAACAGACCAACTACAATTTTTTCATCCTCGCCCGATTCAACTTCTGCATTTCCTATTGGAAATAAATGTACTTTACATCCATTTTGTAATAAGGCTTTTGTGATATATGTAGAACTAATACCATATCCTGTTTTGGTGGTTATTGGACAGTGTACGTTTATAGTGTTCATTTTTCGTAAATCCTGTTATGAGTATTGTTAACTTGTATAAATGTAGTTTTTTTACTAAAATCTTTTATTTTACTTGCACCAACATAAGTACATGCGCTTCTTATTCCACCAAAAATATCGAGTATAGTATCAGAGGCTGGTCCCTTATATGGAACAGTAACACATCTTCCTTCGCTAGTTCTATAACTTGCTACTCCATTATTATGTTTTGTCATAGCCTCTTTGCTACTCATACCATAGAATTTGAGATGCTTTTTCCTAGTTTCCGTAGGTAATCCAGGATCATTTGGTTGCCAAAATTCTTTAACAGTACCTTTACCACACAAATATTCGTATTCCCATTCGCCTTCACACTCATCTGTTCCAGCAAACATACTACCAAGCATAACAAAGTCTGTATTAGCACCAAAAGCCTTACAAACATCTCCTACAGTTTTACAGCCACCATCAGAACAAATATGGCCTCCAAGACCGTGAGCGGCGTCAGCACATTCCATTATAGCAGATAATTGTGGGTATCCTACGCCAGTTTTTAAACGAGTAGTACAAACACTACCAGAACCTATACCAACCTTAACTATATCAACACCTCCATGAAGAATTAATTCTTCTACCATTTCAGAGGTTACAACATTACCAGCCATAATAATTAGTTCTGGATAAAGTTTTCTTAAATGTGCCAATGTTTTAACAAATTTTTCTGTATATCCATTAGCAACATCAACACAAATATTTGGTATATAGTTGTTATCTTTCTTTAGAATATTAAATACTTCTGTTAGTTTTTCAATATCTTTATGTGTTGTTCCAGTAGAATAAAATGTTCTTTCTTTATCTGCTATCTTTTCATTAGCAAAGAAATCAACAAGCTGCTCTGGCTTGTAATGCTTATGAAGAGCCACCAATGCACCATAATTGGTTACACATCTTGCCATAGCAAAAGTGCCAGTGGTATCCATGTTAGCCACTATTATTGGTGCAGAATCGAGCTTTCTTTTAGAGTGTTTAAAAGAAAATTGCCTAATAATGTCTACTTCGGATCTACTATTTAGTGTGGATCTTTTTGGACGAATAAGAACATCATCAAAATCTAATTTAAGTTCATTAATAATTTTTTGCATATTACATCAAGCTATAATATTCACCAATCTTAAATTTTAGATTAGTATTGATTGCCGCTCCTTCTGCTTCTTTATAAATTGAATGATTAATAACTCTAAAATCTATCGAAACACGAGTATCATTTGTTTCATTCATTTTGTTTCCATGAAGAAGATTTGCTCCATTAAATATTAAAAATTCACCATATTTAACATCATAAGGCATAAAGTCTTCCAGACCTTCCTGACTTTCTGTCCATATGGTATTAGTATCATAAGCGTCTGTGAACGGAAGCCAAATATTAATTTCATTCACATTGTGACTATAAGTTCTGTCTCTATGCCACTCACCAACAGCAATATTCTTTACTAGATGAACTCGAAAAGATGGCTTGTTTTGATAAACCATCCTATTCCATGCGAATCCTGGCTTTAAAACTTTTTGTATAAATTTTTTATATAGATCATGGAATTCATTGCTATAATTATTATAAAATGTTTTATGCCAGTATGTTGATTGATCATTTTCTCTTTTTAAGATTTCATTATTGTTATTATTAACAAGATGAATAAGATTAAGATTGGTTGTGTTTAATATTTTTTCTATAGTTTCTTTAAACGGAAACTCCCTAGTAGAATAAGAATATATAGATGGTTTTGATATATCAAATAGTGTTGTCATGAAAACTATAATCCTTTCCTGTATCGTCACCGGGTTTTAAACATTTAATAGGTTTTACATCTGACTTTCTTTGAATAGCCAAGTCATAATAACTTTTAGCTTTACTTCCTATATGAATAATTCCATATCTATCATTATTTATGATTTCATATATAATTTTAGGACCAGTAATATCTATATAATCTTTACTAGTTAATCTATCGGTACAAGCACAATCAAAAGGAAAAAAATCTTCAAAAAAACTAGTGCGTATTATAAGATGTCTACTATATAATTTTACAAAAAATTCACAAGCAGTTTTAGAATCTCCATATGCTGTTACTGGACAAACCTTGTCATGTATATTATATGGACCTTCTTTACCATCAAATACAGAATCAGTAGATATATGAATAAATTTAGCATCTTTTTTCCAAGCAAAGTCTAAAATATTAATGGTTGCTAAGATATTATCTTCAAAAACTTTTCGTGTTTCATTATTAGATTGTTGAACATTTGTATACGCTGCTGTATGAACTACAATATCAATATCTTTATTATTTAAATTTTGTTCAATTTTTTGTTTATCACAAAGATCGAACCATTGTCTATAGTGTGGAATTACATTGTGACCATGAATATTGGCTTTGATAAATTTACCAAGACGTCCATTAGAACCTGTTAAAAATATATTCATTTATTCAAACCACTTGTATAAACCCTTCTGATATTTAGGAATCCATCCTAAATTTCTTAATTTTTGTGATGAAACAGCATATCTAACATCTTGACCCCATCTATTTGGAACGAACTTATAATAATTAGAGTGATCGGAAATATTGTACCAATCTAAAATAGTTTTAACAACATCCAGATTGGTTATATAATTTTCTGCCGCAATATTATAAATATCATTTTTAATACCTTTTTGTAATAACATTAAAACAGCAGAAATATTATCTTTGACATATGTCCAGTCTCTGATGTAAGTACCATCACCATGCAAGGGCACCCTTTTGTTTTCTCTTATACAGCTTAAGGTCTTTGGTATTAGTTTTTCTTCAAACTGTCTAGCTCCGTAATTATTACTAGATCTTGTAATAAGATAATCTATTCCAAAAGTTCTATGATATGCTATTATTAACATTTCAGCAGCAGCTTTTGTTGCAGAATATGGGTTGCTTGGGAATGATCTATCCGTTTCTACAAAACTGCCGCTATTCCTATCTCCATAAATTTCATCTGTGCTAATATGGAAAAATAGTGGTCTGTCATACGCTGGTTTACCTCGTA